TTTTCATTCGTTCAAGCACCTCCAAAGACAAAGAAAACTTTTTTTATATCTTTGCTTAGTAGTGTTTATCTTTCAGGATCTAATAATTTTGGAGGAAATATAAAAGGACATAGAACAAATCAATGTTTATTACATATAGATACAGAGCAGGGAAAATGGCATGCTCAGAGAGTTTTTAAAAGGGCAATAGATATGTCTGAAATGGATGGATCACAATGCTATTATACTTTTGCATTAAGAGAGATTGGATATAAAAAAAGAATTGAATTTATTGAATATCTTTTAAAAAGTGATAATCAGAATATTGGTCTTTTAATTATAGATGGAATTGCAGACTTGGTTTCTGATGTTAATAATTTAGAGGAATCAAATGGATGTATTCAAAAATTAATGGAATGGAGTAGTATTTATAATTTACATATAATAACTGTAATTCATTCTAATTTTGGTAGCGACAAGCCTACAGGACATTTAGGAAGTTTCCTAGAAAAAAAGGCAGAGACCCAAATACAGTTAGAAGCTAATACTGTTAATAAAGAATGGGTCACAGTAAAATGTAAAAGAAGCAGAGGATATGCCTTTGAAACATTTAGTTTTAAAGTTAATGAGTTAGGATTGCCAGAAGTTGTTGGGGATTTATACGACCCCTTAAAAGAGAATGGAACAAGATATTAAGAATCTTTATTACAAGCATAAAACATGGATCAAAATTGTTAAAAGTTTTGGCTGCAATAATGCAATAGCTGAAGATATTGTTCAGGAAATGTATATTAAAATTATTCTTAAAATGAAAGAAGGATTAGATATAAAATATAATGAAAATGAAATAAATTATTTTTACATATTTAGAACTCTTAATAGTTTATATATTGATTTAATTAGAAAAAATAAAAATATATATAAAATAGATATTGAGCATATTAGTGAAAACCTTTTAGCTAGCAAAAGATTTATTCTGGAACAGGAATTAGATTATGAGGAAAAATATAAAGTGATAGAAGATGAATTAGATAAAATGTATTGGTACGATAAAAAGGTTTTTGAAATAATAAATGGTGGAGAAAGTATTGCATCATTATCCAGGAAAACTCATATTGCTTATTATTCACTTTATAACACATATACAAAAGTTAAAATAAAACTAAAAAAATTATTATGAAATTAGGAGACTTAATTTATTACATAACTAAATATACAGGAATAAAATATTTAGTTGATTCATTTCATGCATTCAGGGGAACTAAATGCAATTGCGATTCAAGGAGAAAAGCTCTAAATAATATTAAAATTAAAAGATGGTAAAATTTGAAAAACAAGACTTCAACAAATGGGAAATATTTAGAAATAATCCTAAATCAACAATATCAGGAAAAGAGTTTGAGTTGGTATGCGACCTGCACTCACGATATAAAAAGCATTCGTATTATAAACCCTGCACCTGCAACCCAAAAGAAATCAAAAGATGGATAGATGATTTAAATAATATTTGGAATAATGGTTTATAAACTTTTGTTTATAACTTGGAATTTCATATATTTAAAATGTGAAAGAATTAACTCCATATAATAAAAAATTAGCAAAGGAATTTATTAAGAGATATTCTCCTATTGAAAATCAGGATTTAAAAGACCTGGATTTTGTTCCTGCTACACTTAAAGAAAACATCTACAGCCATATTGATGGCAAAGTATCTTTCACTACTCAGACTATAGAAACTCATATAGGAACAGACATAAAAGACAGAAAAAGCATTAAGAGAGGTCAACCTAAAAATGACAGATATTTATGGGTTGAAATAATTAATGATCATGGCTATCATGGATGGGCATTTGGAGCTGCACATTTTATAGCTTTCAAACAAGCAACTCAATGGTTATTTGTTTGGAGAGAGGATCTGGTTAAATTAATAAAAGAAAAAGTAGAGAAAGTCTATGTCAAAGATTTTCCATTATATAAATTAAAAAATAGGTATGGCAGCAAAGATGTAATAACATTAATAGACAGCAAAGATTTAAATCCTATTATAATTCCTAGAAAATTATGAAACACGAACATCATCCATTTGAAAATCAAATTTTTGATCATTACAGAACAAAAGCTAAAGAAATAAACACAGCAATAGAACTATTATTAGAACATAATTATAGAATTATTGACTTACAAGGAAATTATTTAATTAAAACAGATGAAGAAAAAAAGACAATACAGGAGTAATCAGGGCAAAAGTCCACATGACATGAGAAAGACTTATAAATTAATGTGGTGGTCTTTAATAGGATTATTCATATCAATAATTTTAATGATATTTTTTAAATGATTTATAATATGGATTGCATGGAAGCTATAAAAAAAATGTCAGATAATCAGTTTGACCTGGCTATTGTAGATCCTCCTTATGGAATTAAACATAGAATGCAGGGAAGCAAATATTTTGGACAGCAATCTAAAAATATAGATTGGAATTTAAATATACCAGACAAAGAATATTTTGTGGAGCTGCTAAGAATTTCAAAAAATCAAATTATTTGGGGTGCTAATTATTATGCAAATTTACTTCCTAATGTTAGGGATTGGTTAGTCTGGGATAAAATGCAGGGAGATCTTAATTTTTCAATGCACGAACTTGCATGGACTTCTTTTGATAGAGTTCCAAAAGTATTAAGATACCAAACATTAAGAGGAAATAGAAAAAGAATACACCCATGTCAAAAACCAATAAAACTTTATGAAGATATATTAATAAGATATGCTAATAAAGGAGATAAAATAATAGACACTCATTTAGGAAGTGGATCAATAGCTATAGCATGTCATAATTTAGGTTATGATTTAACAGGTTTTGAGATTGACAAAGAATATTTTGAAGCTGCAATGCAAAGACTAGAAGAACACAAAAGACAATTAATTTTTGATTTATGATTCTACTTATAGATGCAGACAGTTTAATCTTTGCAAGTTGCTACAGATCCAGGAAAGATTCTGATTATGCAAATCATGAGACAAATTTCTATACAGAAATAGAAGATAGCATAAATAAGTTTGATGAGCAGTACATGAAGATTATTAATGACATGGAAGAAATATATACAGTTGATAAAATAATAACTTTTAATGGATCAAAAGGAAATTTTAGAAAACAAATAACTTCTACTTATAAAGCAAATAGAAAAAAACAGACACTTCCTCCTCTGCTTCATCCAATGCATCAATATGTAAAAGATAATTATGGCAGTAAATTTTGCTATGGCAGAGAAACAGATGATTTAGTTGCAGAATATTGGAAAAAACTTAGTGATCAATTTGGTAGAGATGAAATTTTAATAATCAGCATTGACAAAGATTATAAGCAATTCCCCTGTCTTTTGTATAATTACCATTTTAAACACAGGGAGATTTACGATATAACAGAAGAACAAGCCTTATATAACTTCTATGAGCAAATGATAGCAGGAGACACAGCAGACAATGTCAACTACTTTAAAGGCAAAGGAAAAAAGTTTGCTGAAAAATATTTTGTAAATTGCCAAACTAAATATCAGTACACAAGAAAAATGTATGAATTATTTCAAAAAGAATATAGAGGAAAAGCTAAATTGAAATATATTGAGTGCTATAACCTTTTAAAACTTAGAACATAATGAGAAGAAAATTTAAAGAACCAAAAAACAAAAAAGTTAAATTCATTAGATGTGATGAGTTTAGTCAAACATATCAATGGCACAAAACCAATAAAGGAGATAAAAGAAACAGAACAAAATGAAAGAGAATTTAAAACCAATTGAAATAGCAAATAAAATAATTAAAGAATCAGGAATTAATATCTTTGAAAATACAAGAAGAAAGAATCATATTGAAATGAGATCTCTATTGTCTTTTTTGTTAAGAGAAAAATTAAACATGAGGTGGTTAAATATTGCTAAGTTCTTTAATGATAATAATAAATCAATGACACATGCTAGCTGCATCCATGCTTTTAAGAACTATAAAATGTATAGAAAAACTAATTCTAAATTATTAGATATTGAGAATCTGTTTTCTTTTAAAAGTAATTTAAGCATTGATGAAATTGATAGAGTTCACTATTTAGAAAATAAATGTAAATTATTAGAAAAAAAGAATGATAATGAATTGATAAAATTAGTCAAAGAAATTCCTGAAGAAAAAGAATCAGAAGCATTAACAAGGATCTCACTTATGCTTAAAGGATGGGAATGGAATAAATAAACCTTTATAATTCGTTATATAAATATGGACAAAAGTAGACACATAAAAAAGGAATCAATGTTAAAGGCATTGGAAAAGAGTTTAGGCATTGTTAATAATGCATGTAAGGCAGCTAAGATCCCAAGAAGCACATATTATAAATGGCTTAAAGAAGATCAGGAATTTTCAGAACAAGTTAATGACATTGCTAATGTAGCATTAGATTTTGCAGAAAGTCAATTGCATCAGCAAATAGAAAATAATTCAACAGCAGCCACAATCTTTTATTTAAAAACAAAAGGAAAAAATAGAGGATATATTGAAAGACAAGAAATAACAGGAGCAGATGGAATGCCTACTAACTTTCAAATTAAGATAATTGGATCTAAAGGAGATAGAGACTAATATAGTATATGATCACTTATTACTTTCTAAAAATAAAATCATAGTAGAACAGGGAGGAACAAGGTCTGGAAAGACTTATAATATTCTC